TGACTGCTAGTGTTGGTAGTAGTGTTTGGGGTTCTATGCACAGATTACAAGCTATAAGTTATTTGGCAATAAAACTTCAAGCAGATGAAAGGTTTGGTGGACAGTTACCAACATTCAATGCAACACTAAAAGGCAAAGAAATTATAGACGTGATTCAGTTAACTGATGGTGATGAAGCGGGTGATCTTTCAGCAAGTAGTTATACAAGTGGTGCTGATCAAAACCCTGCAAATGTGTTGTATGACTATTTGATACACCCATTTTACGGAAAAGGCCTGGATAGATTAGGTAATGGAACTTGGGTTGCAGGAACAAATATCAACTTAGATAGTTTTAAAATTGCAAGAAATCAGTGTCAACCAGGCAATATAAGTGCTGTCCGTGGTGGTGCAGGATATCCATTGAATGGATTTTTACAAACAGACAAACAAATATTTGACAACATCAGTGAAATATTAGAAACTTGCAACGGCATGTTATTGTTTGTTGATGGTAAGTATGAATTACGTATCCGTAAGAAAGATGAAGAGTTGAGTATTCCAAGCAGTAGAATATTTAACAAAGATAATATCCTTGGTGAAGTTTCATTGGCACTTCCAGCCAAAGCAGCTAAACTAAATAAAATTACAGGACATTTTAATAATGCTAATGAAAAGTGGAATGATGACTTAGTTGTATATCAAAATTTTACATATAAGGCTGAAGACGGTGGCGCTATATTAGAAACAAAAGATGATTATACATTGATCACTGACGCAACGTTAGTTGAAGAGTTGATTACACAAATAGTAGAGCAAAGTAGAGATTTATATCAATTAAGTTTTATAGCGGCTCACACAGCATTGTTATTAGCCAGTGGTGATGTAATTGAAGTAAGACTTGATGACTTGGGTTGGGGAACTGGCGCAGGACAAACACGTAAATACTTTAGAGTGCAAGAATTAAAATTAACTGAAGATAATACAGTTGAAATAATTGCTACAACATATGACAGTGCATTGGAGTTATAAACATGAGCGTAATTACACTAAATTCAGGAACACAACATCAATACACCCCAAGCGGAACAGACGTTCAAGCTGACGTTAACCTAAATAAATTAAAAGACGTTACTCTAACAACTGTTCAAAACAATCAAATACTAAAATATGACAGCACAACATCACAGTGGATCAACACATCAAGTGGTGCAATTACAACCCTAGATAGTTTAAGTGATGTCACTATAACAGCCGTGTCAGACGGACAAAGTTTACAATACAACAGCACTACCAGTCAATGGGAGAATAGAGACATTACAGCTAACTCCATAGACGGTGGAACATACTAACAACATATAGTCAATTAAGGCGTCTTAGACGCTCAACAAGGGCTATATATAGCGTCAAAAATCACAGGACTACCAAATGCCCAAATCCAATCAGAAATACACTATAGACCGCCTTAAAGGCGGCTTTAACAGAGCACTGCCATTGCACCAATTCAACAAATTAGTTCATTTTGTAGCAGTTAAAAAATTACTAGCAGAATGCCCAGGAGAGTATGTTTGTTATAGATGGTATCATAATGTAACGGCTGTTGCAACAAGTGAACCAAATATAGATGAATGGTTAGTTTTACACGGACTTGAGCCAAGATTACCAGAAGAAATAATATTGAATAAGTCAGGTAAACAAACACAACAATCTGGACAAAACGGATACAGTCAAGGTTTTAGTAAAGATGCAATGGTAAACACTGAAACACTACAAGCAGAAATTGTGTATAGATTAGAAAATGGTGCAACACTCACAAGTATTGCACATGAATTAGGTTGCACAGCCGCAAACGTATATTACCACAGAAAGAAATACAATGAACGTATGGCCAAAGAATTAGAGTTTGACAATTAGAGGTTGACAATTAACGTTTCTTAGTGTATAAATAGTATTGTAAGTTAAAAAAATATTTTGTATCTCTTTACTCAAACTATGTTCATTAAAAGCCTACAAATTTTTAACTTAAAGTTGTATACGGGTTATTTGTGTTTATTTCATAGCACAGCTCCAAACAAGAATGAAACATTTCATGTGCCCGCAGTTAGTTGCCCTTACTGTATACAGCGTATCTTTGATATGGTTATCAATTAAAACCCTATGCATGTTTTCTCAAAAACTATGGTGCATAGGGTTTTTCTTTAACTTCAAAAACTTGACAAAACACCGTTTTTGTGTTATTATGATAAATACAAATGTAGAAAAAGTGTATTTCTACATAAACTAAGGAGACTGATATGAATAAAACTATTCAAATATTTTTAGACAACTACACTTGTGAACAAGTCAGACCTAACCATTGGGTTGGTAAATTCACAAAAACAAGAACCCTTCACAAACTACGTGATAACCTAACAGATGCAGACATAGAAGATCTTAAAGATTTTGCATGCACTGGATTTTGGGATATGCCTGTAAATTTACGCAATTCAGCACAACAAAAATTTGATAAATTTGAACAATGGGCAATTGACAACGGCGTAAGTGCATACAGTTTTTCAGACATAATGGCAGCCGCAATGAACACATCACAACAAAGAGAAGCACAAACTCTTATTTGGGGATGTCTTACTTCAATGATAGAAGCAGGATATTGGGGTATGGCAGATGAATAGACTTTTTTTAAACAACATTGCGTGTGATGGCTATGTAGACAAAAACACGGTTGTGTGTTACACTAATAGATATAATACATATATCATACAACATAGATCAATAGGAGCAAACAAATGCAATACAAACATCTAACAGAAGGAATGGAAGTTAATAAATTTAATTTAAGTGAAATTGTTGACGCCATGACACTGAAACATAAACCAAGTAAAATGAGTAGAGGTGCAAGTTATGAAGAAATTGCTTATGTTTGGTTGTATGTAATACCCTTTAAGGTTTTGAAGTATAGAATGTTTCCAAGAAAAGACAATGCAATTCAATTGAGTCTTGATGAAATAAGAGATGCATTTCTATACAGATACAAAAAAGATAATAAACTGCATTACTGGTTTAATTGGTTTCAAGACAACTATCCACTATACATTATTACACAACAAGGAAACAGTATGACAGGTAAAAAAAGTTATGGTATTCCAAACATACATATTGTAGATAGTTTAATGAAAGCAGAACCAAAAAAGTTTACTGAAGCATTTGGTGATGAATTTCAAGCCAAAGCACAAGATATTGGTGATAACATAGACTACATTGAAATTGATGTAGAAAACTTAGAAAGATACATCAAACAAACATACAAAAACTGGACAGCTGATGGTGCCCGTAATGAAAAACTAAAGAGATACATTATTGATGCTCTTGCAATACAAAAACTTGCAATTGGCTTCAATCAAACTGTAACTTGTAAATTAAGTGGTAAAACTTGGCATGAAATACCACAATACTACACTACAACATTAAGCGGACGCATATATTACAGAGGTAGTTTTGCACTTCAAGGCATGAGCAGTGTTGTAAGAGAAGCGGCATTAGGTAGTTGTTTTGAAGTTGATTTACGCACAAGTGTATTTTCATTTTATAAGATGTTGTTGGATGGACATTCAGTAGATACAAGTGTGTTAACAGAATTAATGTTTGATAAAGCACAATTCCGTAAAACTCTAGCCAAAACGCTAGTAAACACAAATACAAGTGAAGAGCACAAAATTGCTATGGTAAAAGAAGCCATAACAGCAATGGGTTTTGGTGCAAAAAGCAGTTTATACGGTAGTATTCAAAAGATTATATGGAACTCAGAAGACCGTGCAGAAATGTTTAAACATCCACTGTGGTTAGGCCTTAAAAGTATAAAAACAGAGGTTACTAAAATTGTTAACAAACAATACGCCAAAGAAATCAGTGCATACAAAAAGTATTGTGTAGGTGTAGACAAGAAATACAGCATAGGTAGTTTCTTAGCATATCTATATCAAGACTATGAAACAAGGCAAATGATGACTGTAATGAGTAACTTAGACAGATACAAACTGTTGTTGTGGGTGCATGATGGTGTTTATGTGCGTAAGCGTCCAGATACAAGTGTAGTGTTGCATGACATACAACAGATTAATCCTTGGGCACAAATAGATTGTAAACAAATTAACAAATACACCTATTTAAATGATGCTGTTGAATTAGAACAGCTAGAACATGAAATGCGTATGGCAGAACAAGAACGTATTGCACAAATCAAATATTCAGGTAGCAGTAAACACTACAGTGAAGATGAAGATGTTGCATTAACACAAATACTAAAAGAACAAGGATATATGTTATGATTAAAGGAATAGCGGCAAATTGTGCAAATCATCCTGTAGAATTACGCAGAGGCAAAGGCCCACATGCATTTCAATTATGGTGTTTAGTGTGCAACAAACACATTCAATGGGTAAACAACAGGCAAGCAATTAAAATAAATACTATTAGGAGCAAAATAAATGATTACAGTTGAAATATACAGTTTCAATTCAGGTTTTAGAGTTATAGATAAATTTGAATATGAAAATCAAACAGCATTAGACAAAGATCTAGTGCTACGCAAATTAGCTGGAACTTGGGTGGGTCACAAAGTTTATAATATGCCAATATCTGAGTTTAACCGTCTAAGTGAAACACAACGCAACAATTTAGATTGCAAAGCTGTATTTGATAAAGCGGCATATATAGGAGCAGGAAAATGAACAAAGAAAGACACAGAAAATTTAACAGTTGGTGGAAAACAAATCATCACTATAAACTAGCACACAGATGGTTGATTAAACACACCAAAAGATGCATACACAATTATCATATTGCACCAGAGCAATTTGATCATGCAAAAAGTGTAATGAAAAGATACAATTCAGGTGAACACAAAAGACTCTCCAAAGCTGATGCGTATTTCTTGTGGAGATTAACACATCCCACACTAAATCAAAGACGTGAAAGATTGTTGGCAAGTGCGGCATTCTTTGAAAGTGTTGCAGATCAATCCCGGTTGCAAAAATGACAGACGCACAAGATATCATAGAACGTTGCACATCTAAATTTGAATTTTGGGCAGAAGTTTATGAGATGTTGGAAAAACCCTTTGAATTACGGGCTCCAACACAAGAAGAATTACGTGAATTTGTAATAAGATACGCAGAAAAATACAAATAACGGTTGACAAGTAAGACATCTTAGTGTATACTATAAGTATAACAATAAAGTTATGACAAAAAAAAAATGGAGCAAATACAATGACACAAGAAGAATTTTATAAAGAATATCCAATGGATGATGGCAAAGAACAAAGACTTGTTTTGGATCTTAGAGATTGTGGGTTAAGTTGGAGTAAAATTTCATTGGTGTTTCTTCACTTGAAATTAACACCTTACAGTGAACAATGGAATATACAGTTGAAGGAGACAGCGTGATTTATT